CTTTAGATAATTCTATAGTTAATGGTGGTAATGGTCAGAATGATAAATATGTTATCTATAATTACAAAGAACAAGTTTGGTATTATGGTAACTTACCTCGTACTGCATGGATTGATAGATCACTAAGACCTTATCCTATAGCAACACAATCTAATATTATTTATAACCAAGAGTTTAATTATGATGATGATGGATCAGCAATGTCATCATTTATTGAATCTGCTCCATTAACTATTGGAGATGGAAATGAATTTTCTTTAGTACAAAGAATACTTCCTGACTTAACATTTGAAGGATCTCTTACAGGATCTGCACCTGCAGCTAACTTTAGTTTAAAAACAAAAAACTTTCCGGGTACAAACTTTAATGAAACAGATAGTGAAACTGTGACAAGAACATCTACAGTTCCTGTAGAACAATATACTAATCAATTATTTCTTAGAGCAAGAGGTAGGTCATTTGCACTTAGAATAGACTCTTCATCTTCAGGAACAAAATGGAAATTAGGAACACCAAGAGTAGAACTCAAAAGAGATGGTAGGCAATAATGAGTATAGTAGGATTACAAGCACCTAGAATGCCAGAGCCACCAGAACAAATAGATAGAAGATATATGATAGATTTAGTTAGAGCGTTAGAAGTTTTTATTAATCAAGAAAGAACAGCTGGTGAATTAAGAGCATCTAAGATTACATTAACAGATTTACCCACAAGTGCATCAGGATTAGAAACTGGTGCTTTATATAATGATAGTGGTACAGTAAAAATTGTAACATAAAAAAGTTCACTTGAACTTTTAGGAGATACTATGTCTAAGAAATTACAAAAAGGAAGTAAGTACGAACAGTTTGATTTAGATGGTGATGGTGTTGTAAGTGATGAAGAATTGTCTAGAACTGAACATATGATACGTCTTGAAAACTCTGATAAAATGCAAGATCAACAAAGACTTATATGTTGGGTTTCATCTATATCCTCAGTAGTATTAATTGTTTTTGTAATGACTCCATTAGTTAGTCATACAAAAGCAGACTTAGTTATACCCTTGCTTTCTACTTATGTTATAGCTAACTTGGGTATAGTATCTGTGTTTATGGGTTCAACAGCTTTTACTAGATCAAAAGAAAATGGAAAATAATGTTATGGGTTTTAATTGTTATATTACATGGAACGGAGATACAAGAAAATGTCTATTTCTCTGATCTTAATACATGCCTCCAATTTGCAGAAAAAATTCGAGCACAAAACACACACCAACAAACAGCTTTCTCAAGGGTTTATGTTACGACTTACTGCATACCTCAAAAAAAAGAATGATGAAGTATCACAATATTTAAAAGGAGATAAAGATGTCAGAAGATCCAAATGAACAATTAGGTAAATTAATTAATGGTGGTTATTTTTTTGGTGACAAGTTTGAAGAAAGAATAAAAAAAAATCTTTGTCCAAGATGTTCTTGTTATACTCAATTAACTAAAGATACTAATTATAGAAAATGTCCATGCTGTCAAGGACTTATACAAAACGAAACTAAGATACATTAAAGTTATGACAAAAAAAACAAAATCACCTAAACCTAAAAATCCTTCTTTATATTCAAGAGTTAAGTCTGAGGCTAAAAAAAAATTTAAAGTATATCCATCTGCATATGCAAATGCTTGGTTAGTAAAAACCTATAAGAAAAGAGGTGGTACTTACTAATGGCTAAACCTCAAGGTGGATTAACTAAATGGTTTAAAGAAGACTGGAGAGATGTTAAAACTGGAAAGAAGTGTGGTAGATCAGGTAAAGATAAAAAGAAAAGACCCTATCCAGCTTGTAGACCAGCTAAAGTTGCTAGTAGAATAAGTAAAAAAGAAGCATCTAAGAAAACCGGCCCTAAGAGAGTAAGTTGGTCTGTAACTGCTTCAGGTAGAAAAAGAAAGAGTAAGAAAAAATAATGGCTACAAAAAAAGGTACAATGAAAGGTCACACTATTAAAGGAGGTCATAAAAGACCTACTAAGTCTGGTGCTGGTATGACTAAAAAAGGAGTAGCTAAATATAGAAGAGATAATCCCGGCAGTAAACTACAGACTGCTGTTACTGAAAAAAAACCTACAGGGAAAAGAGCTTCAAGAAGAAAGTCATATTGTGCAAGGAGTGCAGGTCAAATGAAAAAGTTTCCTAAAGCTGCTAAAGATCCTAATAGTAGATTACGTCAGGCAAGAAAAAGATGGAGATGTTAACTTGGTAAAAATCACCACAAATAAATATTTCAGATAGTAGTAATATTACAATACCATTAAGAAACTTAATCTCTATGATTGCTCTTACTGGATTATCAGTTTGGTTATACTTTGGTTTAACAGAAAGACTTACTTTCTTAGAACATCAAATGGAAATGCTTACTATAGAAGTTGAAGAAAATGATAGTTGGATAAATACATGGCAACCACCAGCATCAGTAAAAGAAAGCATTGTAAGAATGAGAGAAATAGAAATGAAATTAAATTTATTAGATCAGAAGGTCACATTGTACACGGAAGATGTGCCTTTAATAGAATAGAGTTATGAGGGAGGTTCGTCAGGGGTGTCAGCCTTCCTCACCAGTTATGAGAGGTGTTTGGTTTCTTTTTTAACTTAATACTTATTTTAAAATGAATACCAATATTTGATGATAATGCCAAACATCTCTCACCAAACAAAGGAGTTAAATATGTTAGGAAATTTAATATCACCAATTGCTAGTTTAGCAGGTACATGGTTAGAAGGTAGAGTTAGTAAAGCTAAAGCTGAAACAGAAGTTAAAGTAGCTAGAGCCAGAGCCGAAGCAAAAGTTTACGAAACAGAAGCAACAAGCTCAATGTTAAATGAGCAATCACTTACAAATCAAATGGGTGAAAGTTGGAAAGATGAATTTTGGTCGTTAATTTTTGGGGGAATATTAATTTGCTGCTTCTTGCCTCAAACACAACCATATGTTAAAGAAGGTTTTATTTTTTTAGATGAAAGCACTCCTAATTGGTTTGCAAATATGTTATATATAGTAATAGGCAGCAGCTTTGGTTATCGCTTTGGTAAACAAGGATTACAAATGATTAACAAAAAAGGTATGACAAATGGACATAAAAAAACTTCAAAGTGAGATAGCTTCTGACGAAGGTGAAAAATTAGAAGTTTATCTGGATCATTTAAATTTACCAACAATAGGTATAGGTCATTTAATAAAAGATAGTGATCCTGAATATGGCTCTGATATAGGAACTCCTATTACTCAAGAAAGATGTGATGAATTATTTGAACAAGATATTACTTCTACTATACATGAATGCAAAATTCTTTATGAAGACTTTGACAAATTACCAGAAGAATGTAAATTAATAATAGCAAATATGATGTTTAATATGGGAAGACCGCGGCTATCTGGTTTTAAAAAAATGCGTCAAGCTGTCATAGATGGAGATTGGCACGAAGCTGGATTGCAAATGAAAGACTCGAAATGGTATAAGCAGGTAACTAACAGGGCTGATAGGTTAGTAAAACGTATGCAGTCTATAGGAAAGGAAGAGTAAAATGATTGGAGCTTTATTAGGCAGTATAGGTATACCAGCTCTAGCAAAAGCAGGTATGTTAGGAGCAGGTATAGGAAAGTTTGCATTAGCTAATCCAGCATTACTTGGAGCTATAGGTTCTGGACTAGGAAGTTTTCTTCAAAATAAAGATCCAAAACAAGCATTAGCAGCTGGATTAGGTGGCTATGGTGCAAGTAAAGCATTCGGTGCTTTAACATCTGGTGAAGTAGCATTTGGAAATAGTGCTACTGCTACTAATAATGTTCCATTAGATAATAATTTAGCTAGTCAAGGATTAAGCAAATCTATTATTAATGCAACTAATACACCTGTAACACCAACTTTAGGTCAAAGCCTTATTGATACAGCAACTAATCCTGCTACTCTAGCAAGTATTGCTGGTTCTGCATTAGTTCCTCCTCCTCCTCCTATGAATAATATGGATGTTGATGAAATGCCACCAGAAGGAATGGCACCAGATCTTATGACTAATAGACCACCTGAAGGATATAGAGCAGGTGTTGATCCTGAATATAATTATAAGTTTCCATTAAATTATTATGGTGGTGGTATAATGAAATACCAACAAGGAGGATTATCAATGCAAGATTTTACTCCAGCAGTTACAGAGGATATGATAGGTGACTTTCCATATCTATTACAATCTGATGCTAACTTTGATAAAGAAGCAATGATGGAAAAAGGATTTGATTATGATAATTTTATGCAACCTGAATATCCATTTAACTTACATAAAAATTATTTTGATAAACGTAATATACGAGAACTAACTGATGAACAACTGTTTGCTCAAAGGTTATTAAACGATTATCCTATGATTGATAATCCAAAACCTTATGAAGATAATTATGTTCCTCTTCCTGAATCAAGACCTAGTTATTTAATGAAACTTAGACAAAGCAATGTTCCTTTACCAAAGTCAAGACCACAGCCAACAACATTTATGAATGAGTTTAATAAAATAATGAATCGTGATGATCTTTTATATCCAACTCCATCTACTGCTTTGGCTGCATTAATAGAAAAACTTAGTAAAAATAAAAAATTAAAAGAAGCAAAGGCAGCTTTGCCTAAACAAGAAGGTGGCATGTTACCTGATGAACAGATGATACAGGAAGATATTATGGCTGAGTCAGTACCACCAGAAGGTATGCCTAATGATAAAGATATTATTAATAGTGCAGTACAGGCAATCAAAGGAGAAAGTCAAAATCCTGAAATAGCTTTAGGTGCATTCTTACAAATGTTTGGTGAAGAAGCACTAAGAGATTTAGTTGCTAGAGTTCAGAGTGGTGATTTCGATATGAATGCTGATATAACTGAAGGTTTATTAACAGGAGCTGGAGATGGTATGGATGATATGATACCAGCAACTCTTGAAGGTGAACAAGATGTTGTATTAAGTGATGGTGAGTTTATTGTTCCAGCTGATGTTGTAAGTGGAATAGGTAATGGCTCTACTGAATCTGGTTCAAGAAGATTATATGACATGATGGATAGAGTAAGGATGATGAGAGGTGGTTCATTAAAACAACCACCTGATGTTTCTGTAGGAGATATGTTGCCTGTATGATTTTTACTGCTGTTCCAAGAGAAGGAGTTGAAATAGTTTGGGAAGATGTAAAGCCTTTAC